ATACTGTTTCTCTATCCCGCGATTGTTTGGAGTGGATGACAGGAGTTGAACCTGCATAAAACGGATTTGCAATCCGGAGCCTAACCGTTCAGCGGCACATCCACATTGTTAAAAACATTATTGTTAAGACCACTGTCGCATGTTTAAGAGATTCTGGCCTGTGCTACATAATGTAGTCATTGCACGGATCTCTCCTTATCTCATCGTTTACTCGGGCATCGGCAGGCCGATATTTCCTGGATTGCAGGCCGACTTGAAAAGGATGGTTATTTTCCTCGACAGTTAGGATTGCTTAATCTTTCGCACACTGTCTTAACAATAATGGTGGACCAGGAAAGATTCGAACTTTCGTACCCAGAGGGAGCAGATTTACAGTCTGCCGGTTTTAGCCACTCACCCACCGATCCACATAGTAAAACACACTCTTTAAAATATGTTTTACTATAACTAGATTTTTTACACTACAAGAAGTGCTCCATCCCTAGTTCCGCCCATTTACCGGATGTTTATAGTGCCCAGTGTGGATCTCGTTTCCACATATAACACTTTACTACATTACTGTTTAGTTGTCAATCTTCAATTTGATAATAAACAATATCTCGTGCCGCAATCATTTCGGCCGCACGACGAATCTTATTCTGAAACAGTCTTATTTTCATTTCTTCAGTCAGTGTTAAATTACTAACCTCATAAGCCTGTTGCACGATACGATCGTTTAATTTTGTATAATCTGTTTCCATCTTTTCTTTTCCTCTAAATAAAAACCCCGGAGTGTTTAAAGTTCCGGGGCTATTGAATAAAAAATTAAAACTTACCGTTATTCAATCGTCCCATCCCTCTAATTCTAAGCCGCAATCATTGGCCCACACCCAAATATTATTTGGTAGTGTTGCTATAGTTTGATAGTTTAAATGTTTCATAGTAAGTATTATATACGGTTATTTATCTTTTGTCAACCACAAAGATCAATAAAAAAGGCACCTAAGTGCCTTTTAATTCTAATTAAGTTACGATTAGAATGAGTACTTGACACCAGCAGTTACAATATTACCATTATAGTTCTTGGTAATGTTGTTACCCTTTTGGTAAGCATAGTCTGCAACCAAATTGATTTTGGATGTAACTGGATAAGCAACTCCAGCACCAATCAAGCCTGCACCACCGTTAGATGTTTTTGGACTTTGTGGATCTAAATAAGCAACACCAGCACGAACATTGGTTTGTACTGGGCCTAATTTAAATACATCATAACTTACTGTAGCAGTATAACGATTAACGTTAACTGAATTTGAAGTTGAACGATCGGCAGTAGCCTGTACACCAACCTTGCTTAGACTTGGACTAACCGCGCCTAATTTATCACCTAGTGATAAACCAACAGCTTGCTCGCTCTGACCATTTGTGCCACGACCATACAAGCCATAAACACCAACATCAGCCGCACTTGCAAAACCTGCTGAGATCAATAATGCTACTGCTAAAATTACTTTTTTCATACTTTAGTTTCCTTTAATTTATACTACTGAATAATATTTAGTGGTATTAGTCGTAGATACGCAAATAATAGCATAAAGCAGTGCAACAATTCAAGAAAAACGGCAAAATTAAGTATCAGATTCTTTGATTTTTGATAACCTCAATCTAGTTGTCAATGTTTAATAATTCTTCTATAGTTTCATCAAATTCTACAGTAACAACAAGTCTGGGACCTGCACTAGTAAAAATAGTATGCATGCAATCTGTCCGTACAAATGCGCTTGGTGTTAATAAATTAGATTTAATTACATCTGCTTTTCCAAGAAATATAAATTTTTCTTTAATAGTATCTCCTGGGACTGTAAAGGTATTATATGGTTTTCCAGTACGACTGCTAGTATGAACGGCTGGAATCAATCGATGATCCCCACACGCTATATCGGGCCACCAATACATAGCATCTTCTACATTACCCTTTACTAGTACATTAAATCTAGATTTAATTATTTTTGGTTCAGCGGCGCCTCGATTAATTACATCAACGTGTGGATTAGTAAATCCAGAATTTTTAGTATTGGATAAATGCGCTGTAATTATTAAGTTTTCGGTATTGCAATAGTATTGTTTTAAAAAATTTAAGAGCTCGATGCCAGCTGGACTAGCATGCCAAATGTCTTGATGCCGCCATTGTATTCCATCTAAGTTGTGATGAAAATTGGTTTCATACTTATCTTTATAATAATTTGTTATCCAGTCTAATGCTGGCTGAGAAAACCCAAAGGTAGTTTGGTGAAATAACATAGTCATTATAAATCCTATTATTTGAAGTGTAGATATTTAGTACAAAAGAAACCCGCCGAAGCGGGTTCTTGGTAGTTCTGTTACGAGGCCTTTTCCTGCCCTAAGCAGTGATTAAACTGCTAAAGTAGCTTTCACTGTACGAGCAGAGAACTTTACGCCCTTGCCTGAAACAGTTACTTCGCCTGTATTTGCGTTTGCATTTACGAGTTTTGCTTGATTTACAGTCATCGCCTACTGTGTTGCCTTCTCTTCTAGCTCACCATGTCGAATCCAAGTGCTTCCCCAACGCAGAATACTTTTACAAATACTCTCCGGTGGAGAAGGAGGGAATCGAACCCTCGTCCACAGCGCCTTCAATTTGAAGGAATTACAACAATTCTTTACAGCGGAAGAATATTTGATGCTTGCTTGCCTTTTGGGCCCGCTACTACATCAAAAGTTACCGCTTGATTCTCTTTAAGACTTTTAAAACCATTTGTGCTAATTGCAGAGAAATGTGCAAACAATTCTTCACCACCGGCATCGGGGGTAATAAATCCAAACCCTTTTGCATCATTAAACCACTTTACTTTACCTGTTGCCATGTTACTTACTTCCTTTATAAAAACTATTTTAAAACAATTAAAAATCCATCCACTCTTTTATTTCAATTAGCAAATATAGCAATGCGCCAACCAAAATAAAAGCTGCAATATAAATCATGTTAGTTACATCCTTTATCTGCATCATTACCTACAACAGTTTTTTCAACTAATTTTGAACGATCTCTTGCTTCGGGTAATGGCCCACATCCTAATCTTGCCCATTCTTCTTCAGAATAGTAAAACTGCTCTACAGGCTTTTTTGTTTGTTCCATAGTGTTAATATTTACCTTGTTTTGGTGGGCCGGATTGGATTCGAACCAATGGTGTTAGTTTCCTAAGGCGGCTTATGAGGCCGCTGCACTCGGCCGTCTGTGCGACCGGCCCAACAATGCTAATATAACACTATTTTGTGTAGTTGTCAAGGAACTTTTTAAGATCTCCATACAAATTTACCATTACTGCTTCCATACTTCCAAAAAACACAATTTTTTTAGGAATTCCTTTGGTTGCACTGATATAATACGGCATTTGTATTTTTCTGTCTAGATCTAAGATTAACTCTTGATTAAACTCCGTTGGGTCATTGATAGCAAATTCATAGTAGGTCAAATCCAGTTGCTCTTTGAATGCTTGGTAACCAGGACCAGTCAATCTCATGCCGCCTGTTTTTCTAATATTAAACCACCAAGTACGCATGGCTTGTTTAACAGTGATGCCTAGATCGGTATCTAGTTGAGGTACTAGTTCTTCTGTGAGTTTACGCTTATCACGCACGGCAATTTAAGGATAAACTTGAGAACCAACAGATAAGAGTACTACGGTAAATTTATTACTTTTAAATTGTGTGTTGAGTTTTTTGGCAAGATTAATAGCATGGCCAGGATTACTAAAACTAACTTTCTTGTACTTGGGGCCAGGATACTGAACTAGCATATTAGAAGTTTTAAGATTGATTGGCTTGCCATCATAGTACACACACCAAATACCTTCGCTGGCTAATACCTGCTCAGTTTTATAGGTTAATTTGTTTGTGAGTTCGGCAAGAATGGTTGGTTTAGGTCGAGACATAGTATAGTATTTAGCAATAATATACCTATATATCTAGCCTATTTGAACCCACCACCATCAATTTGTATTTGAATAACCTCTTCGTTTTGCACCGCTAATATGGATTCTTTAAGGGTCCTTAGTTCAAGCAGCAGTTCAGTCAAGTCTGCTGCCATGCCTTTGGCTTCGGACATGGGCATAACAAAGTCTTTAGCACCCTTGGCTTCGAACCCACGGGTACGCTCAATAAATTTAGTTAGATGTAGGCTCAATGTTCTCTCTTTAAAAAATTTTGTAATTTAGGTGGTTCCCAACCTTCTGGCTTTAAAACTTTGCCATCTTCGCGGCGTCGTACTTTGCCGAGTTGACGATCAATCTTAGCAAAGTTAGTGGCCATTACTTCACGCCACGCACCTTCGCCATCGGCACCCATAGAGTTTATTGCTCCGATGGTAACAACTAGAATATCTACAAGAGCATCTAAGGTTTCAACAGCATCTTTATTGGCAATGGCCACACGCAACTCATCATATTCTTCTGTGATTAAGTTAGCGTACATTTTAAATTGTTCATCGTTCATGCCGGTGATTGTTTGTTCACAGGCTGTCATAAATTTATCGCTGTCGCGAAACATATTTGTCATTTTGGTTCTGCTTCCTCTTTAGTATGATAGGGTCCTTGGTAAGGATATCGTTGTAATACGATTAATTTTGGATCTTGCATGGCAGCCCAGGCACGACCTTTTTTTACTGTGTACCAGCCAGCGGCATACCATGATTTACTTTTTTTAGTTTTTGTATAGATTGGTAACTTTTGTGGAACATCCCACATTGGATTATAAATCCTTCCTGCGGCAGGAAAGCCATGTACCTCATGTACTGGTGCTTTTTTCTTTTCTACTTTTGGCAGGGTTTCAAAATGAATATTAATGTTACGCTCAACCATCTTGATTGATTTATATTGTGCAATAACTTGGTTGTTAATTTTTACTTGATACCCGCCGGCACATGCTTCTACATTACCAACTTTTTTATTGCCCTCTTGCAAGATCCAAAATTGTTTGTCAATTACAGCTTTAGCTACAATACTCATTTTTTACTCCTTAAATTTCTACATTCGTCCTGTACTGATTGCGGAACATCAGGATGCCATCCACCGATTAGTACTCGGCAATCATATTTTACAACCACAACTGAACTTCTATCAGCAGGCCAAAAAGCCAAAGTTAACATGGCTATTAAAATACCAAATGTTACAGTGGTCCAAAATATATCTTTAGCCATTTAATAATCCTACTAGAGTTGCGTTATCTAGTTCTATTATAGTGACTCGACGATTATTTAAAAAATAAGTAATGCCGTTGGTAATTTCAAGCAGGTCAATCACAGAACATTTAAACTCGATACAACTTTTATTCATTTCTAAAAAACCTGGTACTAATAGTAAGCATCTGCCAACATAATATTTTTTATGTAAATTAAATGTGTCGTGTATTATTTTTTTATTTTGACCATACTGGTTTAACATATATTTTCCAGCTATACTACCTGTTGTAACTAAAGTTACTCCTGATTCTTTTAAATCTAATATTATCTGCGCTTGTATTGTGCCAGCATACGCATTATTAAACACAATATCAGCCGACTCCATTATTTCTAAACATTCATGGTAGTTAACAGTTAAGTCATATCCATTGCTTCTGCTTAATCCAATTACTTCATCGTTTGGAAACATTTCAACAATTTTGCGCCCTACTAATCCAGTATGCCCAGTAACAACTATCTTCATATACCAACAACCTCAGTTAATGGTTTATCAAATCCTACTGAACTTTTATCGGCAGTCCAAAATATATCTTTAGCCATTTAATAATCCTGCGTAGGTTCGGTTCATCCACTGCCCAAATGATTCAGCATTTTCAGAACATTTATTTAATTCGTACTTGCCGCAAAATTGCATAAATCTTACACCCACCTGCCCTACATCTTTATGACTAATTTGTTCACGAATTGTAGTGTCAACTAGATCTTTAATTGCCGGTGGTTGTGCTGTTAGATCAATTAATGTACGATTACGATCATAGTCATCTAGGACTCTATGCTCTACACCGTCGGGATCAGTCCAACGTTGTAACATCATATTGTTCCAGTTGTAACCTT